CAATGCATTGACTTATTTTGCAGAGGGTGCAGCCAAATGCGGAGACTCAGCATCAGTCACCAACTCTGACAGATACGAAACGTGTGATGTTGGTGCCATTATTGGCAATGCATTTGATGCAAATCCCAGTAAGGTTAGACTTCCGCATTATCAAGTTCGCAAAATGGTAATGGACACACAACACAGTCTTCATCGTTACTGGTTGAGCATAGACAGCAACGTATTCATTTACAAAAATGCTGCCAATCCACACAAGTATCTACGCTACAGTTTCAATGGTGTGTTTCCTGCCACAGGCATATACTGTAACGAAACACCCGGTGAAGAAAACTGGAACAACATGCGACGTGACTATAATATGGATTTAAAACCTTGGCGATCCACTGGCAATCACATATTGATCTGCTTGCAACGACCGTTGGGGTGGAGTATGCGTGGTGTAGATTTAATGAAATGGCTTAAAAGAACACTCAGCAGAATTAGAGAAAACAGTGACCGTCCAATTTTAATAAGATGGCATCCAGGTGACTGGAAGGCATTTCCCAATTATAAATCCACGCTAGTTAAGTTTGGCGTTACTGTGAGCCCACAAAATCGGCACATAACTGAAGACTTGGTCAATTGCTGGGCGGTAGTATGCCATAATTCAACTCCAAGTGCAGTTGCGCCAATTGAAGGAATTCCGGCATTTGTCACAGATGATCCTGCATACAGCCAAGGCGGCGATATTGCCAATACTGACCTGAGTCAGATAGAAAATCCTCACATGCCCAATCGTGAGCAATGGATCAGAAAACTAGCACAATGCCACTGGAGTTTTGAAGATGTTAGATCAGGTAGATGTTGGGCACACATGCGTCAATATGTCAAACCATCTGTGTGAGATTCCAGGTAAAACTTTGAGTGTGTTTGTCCTGTTTGTTGGCATGTGTTTGTGCTAGTTGAACTATGTTCTCATTATACAAGGTAATATCCAATACATTTAACCCAATGCACACATCTGCAGCTATGGCGCCATTGGCATGCACCCATTCAACTAAGCGTTGGGCACCAATGGGTTTTAAAATATAAGCCCGAGCACCTTCATACCATTTGCCAGCTGGGCGAGGTTTCTTTAAACTGAATCCTTCCAGTTTAAGCAAGTGATCAAACTTCACAGTGGGTTCAGGCTTGCAAAATTCAACATCGTGTTCAAAAATACCAATGGGCTCATTGAGTTCTACACAAAGTTTCCATAGAGTATAATGACTTAAGAAACAACCTCGCACACCCGGCCATTGCATCATGTCATGACATTTGGCGTTGGTTTGATTGATGCTGATCCCAGTGGTGTTCCATAGATCGCCATCAACAGTTCTTCCATCTACACCGACAAATAATTCTACGTCCCAACCGTGATCTAATCCAGTTGCAAGAGCGTGATTAGCCCATTGGGTGCTGGTTTCAAACTGTGGTAGATAGATTATATAACTTTTCACGACTTTTCTGCAATAGCGTAAAAACTATGATTCAAATCATGTCCAGGAGTTACAAAGATTTTTTTATAATCCCTTGCTTGATAATAATCTTGAAGATATTCAGCAGTCAACACAGAAAGATGTTTTCGATTGTCCCATGGGCGCCAGTAGGTTTGATCATAATGCGGTAAGTACAAAAACATTACTCCACCAGATTTTAATCTAGTAGTCCAATGATCCAATGCCTTGACCCAGTCTGGCAAATGTTCCAAGCAGTGTGAGCTAAAAATATAATCAAACCGGTTATCGGGCAAATTATAAGCATCGTAGTTGTCATCAAAATTCAAATCAATCATTTGAGCCCCTGGAAAAGCCCACTCAGGTCTATTACAGCCTATATCAAGTCCATGTCCTGCGCATATTTTTTTAGCGAATGGCCAAGCATATTGTGCCGCAAAACCTTGACTTTGAAGTAAAGGATACAGTTGATTATTGTGAGAGATTGTTTCAATACTCATTGATATGGCATCCATTGTCTCGAGCCATCTTAAGATGGTGTTCCCACGCATTTTCGTTGCGATTGGTATAAAGATAGATATTTTCTGGCTGGAAGTAAAGTTGAGCTAGATGTAAATATCCGCTGTCAACTCCAATGTGATATTTGGCCCGACTCATTGCATATCCAGCGCCGGTTGCTCTACGTAGAGCCGGATCAACAGCGTCGCCTCCTACAACAACTATTTCACAACCAAGATCGGCAAATTTTTTATACAGTTGATCCACTTGTTCTTGTGTAGGGCGCCGTTGAATACTTGTTGCATCTATTTGCATAGTAGCAAAACTTTCAGGTAAACAAATAGAGGCACTGAGATCGTTGGCGGCAAGATTTGGAAATTTTTCAGCAACAAGATAATCATCTACCCAAAAGAATGGAGTCAATGGTTTTTGTAGTTTGCCCGGATATTTTTTGTAGTAATGTAATTCAGCGTTTGGATGCTCGGCCAACACAAGATCAAGAAATGCCTGATCAGTCATAGTGGTTGTTTCGTAAGGTTTTAAAAATACAGTATCGTTTGGAAATAATTTAATTACTTCGTTCCAGGTAGTGGGTTTGTCTCGGTTATACTGATGACTTGCAATGTGTAAGGTTGCAGGCTCACCGTGTGCCTGTCCGTAAAGATAAGTCAAAAGACAACTATGAACAATGTCTCCAAATCCAGGGCAACTATATTGAAGATCTAGAATTCTTGTACTCCAGAAACGCATAACAACATTTTTCATTAAGTATGTTCTTTTCTTTTAATAATAGCGTACCCAAAACTACGATCATCATACACTACATATTCCCAATCGCCTCCAGCTACAAATTCATCAATTGCTTTCTTAACAGGGGGATGTCCAGCATCATGAAATACAATATATTTGTTCACTTTTGGTGCATGCAGTTTAATTTCAGCACAGACATGTTTATAGGAGTGTATACTATCAACCATGAGCATGTCCACTGTTGATACTGGAACAGTAGCATCAATGCTACTGTTATGGTTGAACACTATACGATTCTTGCATTCTTGTTCAAACAAATGGCGATGAGGAGTTATGGTATCAAAGTTAACGTCAACTAATTCAATATATTTTAAATTTGTATTTCCTATCCAAGCGGCTGCGGCACTCACACCCGATAACACTCCGAGCTCTTTATAACTGTCGCATTCAGTTATTAGACGTTGTATATGCTGGTAATACAAGATAAATTCTGGCCCGTATTCTTTAACAAAACACTCGCAGGCGTAGTTATAAAACTCATGTAAACTGTTACATTGATTAAAATTTGGAATTAACATATTATTTCTTTATAACATATACTCTACTAGGACAACGACCTTTGATTCCAGTGGTTTCAAAAGTTTCAATAATTGTCATACCTAATGTAGTAACTAGATACCTAACTTCCTCGTCATGTATTTCCAATGGATCGCTGGCACGACTATAATTGTCTAACTCTGAATGTCCGTGTTCAAGAAAAAGTACACCAGACTTGCTGAGTTGATTTCTCCAGGTAGTTAACACTCGGGTTGGATTGTAGCTATGATCAATAGCATTAGAATATACAATATCAAAATAGTCAAGCCAATCTGCTTTTTCTTCGTGAAAATCCCACTGCACTGTCATCGGAAACTTGGTAGCAGTATGAGATATTTCTGTACCAATAATTGTAGCGTTGGGGTAAAATTCTTTGAACATTTTTTGTTCGGCTGCATTTCTAGTACCGTGGCACAGAATAGAATTTGCTGTAGGATGGCGCTGAGCTATTTGCTCTATAGTAGCGCGATCTACCCAGATATTTTTAAGTTTTCTTACGTTGGCTTCAACTTGTGCCGCTACATATTCTTCGTGAGTTTGGTATTGATATATTTTCATAATATTAGCCTATATTTATACAGTGCTTGTGCTGTGTGTTTGCTTGACTACAGTAACAAAAGGATACAGTTCCTGTAACCACGGAAACTGTTGCAAGCATATAGTGGCATCATTGGGCCACACGCCGTGTGTCTTAAATGCTTGTTGAAACTTGTAAGCAGCCCAGGGCTTGAGAATATAAGCACTGTTACCCGAAAATCCGTCAGGAATCATACTGTCTGGAGGGCGTTTTGGTGTCAGTGGATGTACACCTGCAGTGCCACGCTCCTGCATGATTTTGCTGTGTTCTTGTCCGCGATATCCACCGCCAACAGGATCATTTATCTGAACAGCTCCCTCAAATGAGATATCAGGCAATGGTGCCACAAATACTGCATCGTGTTCTAGTATTAACAGGGGTTCGGCAAGGTTAACACACAGTTTCCACAACAAGTAATGGCTCATTGAACAGGCCATTTTTGCTTCTAAACTTTTGGTACTGTAAGGTGATTGTTCTAGACTGGTATATGGACAACGAGTTTTTTCTGTGTTCATGTTGGCCCAGGTCCAGCGTAGATTTTCTTGTGTCATTGTTTCAGCAACATTATCTTTGGTCACTGCCCAATAAGGTTCTACAGTTAGATCAAACTTCTTGGCAGATTCTATACAACGCCGGGCTACAGACTCTGAATATTCGTGTCCCTGAATAGTTATTACATAGGCTTTCATTGATATATCTCTGCCACAATTTGTTCTATTGAACGGTCTTTGGGTATGTGATCAGCTAAAAAGAAATGTATAAAGTATGCCTGAGATAGATATTGATCTTCTATGCCACGGTACAAGGCATTCCACCGCCAATCTAGATTTTTAGTTTTAATTTTGTATCGTTTGATCCAATAGTTTAACAATGTTTGATCAGTGGACCAACGCCACTGTCCTTCGCCGTCAACAAATCTTTTGAACTCTGGACGAGTTAAAAACTCATGTGCTGTTTGCCCGTTTAAATATTTCTTTAGATTGTTTGAACATAGCATTAACCCCATGTTATAAAACTCGGCGCCTAAACTGTTCCACTTAAAGTCAGCTTGTTCCTTAAGAGATCCATATTGCCCTTCGCTATACTTTTGTATTTTACGCTGGTGTTGAGCAGTTAACGGCATATCTCGTTCAGCGACCCCAGCAAATTCAAACTCTTCTAACTGATCAAAAATATTAGGCGCATGTTTAGCAATATAAATGTCACTATCTACAATGCAGATATTGGTGTATTGATCAAATAAATCAAATGCATTTTCTTTTTCAAAAATAGGCAAGTACCCAAGCCGTTCTACAGCTTGACTACTACGATGACTGTTATCCGGGCGTATCTTTAGTATAGGCTCTCTCTGTACCATGTGTTCAATACTATAACGCTGACAATAGTCAGCTACGCTGGCAATACAAGTTTCATACAAAGGATTTGGTGCACCAACTGCCACCTGATAGATCAAGTTAGCCATTGGTTAGTGTTTGATTGTATTTCAGTAGATCTAAAGTTGCTTGTGGATTTAGTCCTGAGCTTTCGGCCCAGGCGCACCAGGCGTGTACATCTTTAGGCAAACACTTGCTGTTAGCACCACGACTGTTGGGATATACAAATGTCCACCATAGATTCATTCTAGGATCATCGCCATAAACAGCATCACGCACAGTGTAATAATCAATTCCACAGGCTTCACACGCATCATATAGTTCCTGACATTGTATAACCTTGTAAAATATTGCACGATTTTCACTGAGTTTAATTACTTCAGCTTCAAGATTGGTCACTTGTCTAATAGATATATTGGCATTGTACACTGTGGTGTAACAGTCAATCACTGCTCTGCGATCTGCAGGTTCTCCTCCAATGATCATAAACTGTCGGCCAGCCATGTTTAACATTGGATGACTAGGAGTTTCGCCAAGATACTCCGGCTGAACAACAATGCGCTTGTTATATTTTGTGGCCATTGAATCTGCAAAGCCAGGTGTGGTTGCTGAGCGAATAACAATCAAATCACTGCTGCAATTTGCAATAGCATCGTCCACTGCTGTGCAGTCTAGTTCTGTGCCATTCCATGGTGTAGGAACTGCCAAGAATACAATGTCGCATTTGGGCAACAATGATTTATATTCTTCCATGAACTTGTCATGTATTACTGCGTCCGGAAACAACTTGTGTGTGGCTTTGCCTACCCAACCATAACCTAAAATTCCTACTTTCATTGATATTTCCTTAATTCTTGTTTGAATATTTCTAACTCTTTGCGTTTGCCTTTGGCCGACCAGATGGCACTGTCGGGTTGCATGCGCCAGTCAACATAACTTATAGGCAACAATCCTTTGTTGTATTTGGTAATAACTGAGTCCAGACTGTGTTGGTCCAAAAACCAATAGATATTGTCTTGTTCTATTTCGTGGCGTATAACTTGTGCTAATTCTTTTATAAATTGTACAGCATTTGCCTTGGGTGTGTACAGTATTGCTCCGGCTAAATGTCCACCTTTTTCTTTTTGGTACAAGTAAAAGTCTTTGGTGGCATCATCAGCAAACTCAGATTGGAATGGTGCGCGGACAAGCCCATCAATATCTATCTCTAAAAAACGGCACGGTTCAGTGACAAACTCGGCCAATCTGACAAAACGCATACAAGCATAGTATGTTTTATAAATCCACATTGGCAAGTTAGCGTTGTCTGTAAACTGTTTTAATCCAAGCATTTTATTTTTACGACTATTTTGCGGTTCTGGCAAATTGTTTCGGCTCCAATACTGTATAGTAGATTCAAACTGCTCTGGGCCAAATGTTTCCCAGGTTACACTAACTCGATCTGTTTGATGGCAAAAGTCAAGTTGACTCGGCGTTGGATTATACAGATGTAAATGTACGCCATAGTTGGTGTTTTGTTTTACACTATTAACTAGCTGACGGCCAAATTTATCAAAATAACCGCTGTCAGCGGCGGCGTAAACAAAGAAATTATTCTGGTCTAACTTTCCAGACAGTGATGGGATAATCATAGTAAATATTTAACTAAAAATTATGCGTGTAAGTATTTTTGATCAGTACGGGGCGTTGAACAGTGCGCCAATATTTGCGGCTATACGTGCTGGGCTTGACCACATTGGTATTGAACACAACAACATGGACAGTTCAGCAGATGTTGCTGTTATCTGGAGCCAACTATGGCACGGACGGATGAAGCACAATCAAGGTGTCTGGGAAACATTCCGTAATAGCAATCGTCCTGTTATAGTAGTCGAAGTAGGCATGCTACGTCGCGGTGGCACTTGGAAATTAGGACTAAACGGAACTGGTAACGATGCCTATTATGGCCAAGACTTAATTCCAGGAAGGGCCGCAAAACTTAGATTAGATACAAAACCCTGGACCAATGCTGGTTACAATATTGTGATTGCCGCACAACGATCAGACAGTCAACAGTGGGCAGGACAGCCACCTACTGTGGCTTGGTTAACAGAAACTGCCAATGCCATTAGAAAACACACTGACAGACCTATTGTTATACGGCCGCATCCTAGACAGCGTATCAGTGATATTCCTGGTTGTGTCATTGAGATGCCGCGGCCCATCCAAGGAACATATGACAGTTTTGATTATGAACGGTGCTTGTCAACAGCATGGGCCGTGGTCAATCACAACAGCGGGCCTGGTGCACAGGCTGTGTTATATGGAGTGCCGGCGTTTGTACATGCTAGTAGTTTGGCTGCACCTGTTGGCAATACAGATTTGTCCACAATCAACAATCCGGCAAAGCCAGATCGAACTGCATGGCTAGAGCAACTAGCACACACAGAATGGTACACGGAAGAAATTGCCTCAGGATTACCGCTTAAACGATTACTGTTGACCTAACCAAGACAAACTCTTGTCAATCCAGGCCAGTACAAGATCTTGTTGTCTTATGTGTCCGTAGCGATTTATACTTCCTACCGCAGTTTCCGGCAGTAAGTTTTTATCTGCCAACTCATACCAAGTGGTAGTCTTTGGATCCATTGGAGCATGTTCACTTTTATAAGCAATTACATGTATGAATTCGTCGTCTGGTTGTTTTAAAAAGAACCCCGAATTGCAATCCCACCCATTGACAGCCAGCATGTGCATTAAACTCACAACAGTGTGATGATAATAACATCCATTTGGTTGCACAAATGCCAGTTGACGTATATCCATGTTGGTGGTTTGCGGAACTGCCATGATCAACATGCCGCCCGGTTCGGCAATGGTGTTCCACTTGGCCAATGTTGCCAATGGATTGATACAGTGTTGAAATGCATCGTGACACCACAACACATCAAACTTTGACTTGCCAGGCAGATTTTCTGTATTTTCAAAATCTATTTTTTGATACACAATGTTAGAATGCTTTTTAACCACAGCAGGTGTAGGACCTGTGTCTATGCCTGTGCAACGAATATTCAGGGGTATTGGAGCATCGTCTCGAGTTGTTCTAGTCGCCCACCATTCTAGATCGGCGCCTGCACCACACCCTAGATCAACCAGTGTACCAATGCTTTCCATAAAGTCATCGTACTCAAACAAGGTATTGAGTGTTTGTAAACTGTGTGCATGACTTTCGTCGTCGTTTCTAAATGTCATAACTGTATATCTTCCATACCGGCTGCTCGCAGTCTAACCACATGTCCCAACATGAAGTTTTTACTTTCCATTGCTTTCATAATGCCCAAAAATCGATTTCGTAAGTATGCCACTTCGTTAATAATGGTTTCGTAGTCAATTACTTCATCTTCGCCATCCACATATTTTTCAGCATCCCTACTAGTTAATGCTCTTGCATATCCTTCCAAATATTTCTGAAAGTGTTTGCGACGAATCTTGCGCAGTTGAATGTTGAGAAAATTAAGTACTGCCTCAATTTCTTGCAACTGATTAAACCTATGCTCTGTGATGCCTGGCAATGCAGTGATGTTTTTTTCTACTATACCACCAATTTTGCAATCTTGCTTGGCCAGATCTAACTCATTCTCATAGTGTTGTATAAAGTCTGGTATGAGTCCGAGATTGGCTGTAACTTTACTGTACCACATGTGTTATCCTATTGTTAGCCAGGAAAAAATGTCTTTCCATTTGGTCTTTCTTCTGTAATCGTTGGTATCAAGATATTGCAACAGACCTTGTTGTCTTATAAGATCTGTTTTACATTTATTTTTTAGTTTAGATACAATGCCATCAAAACTTTCAAGAGTTGTTTTGTCATCCCAAGTTTCCTTAGGTAATAAATTATACACAGATTCTAAGCTAGAGGCAAATACAGAGTAATCAAACATAGTGGGATCAAACACACTTTTGTTATTAGGTAGAACCAAATGCATGTACCAAAATATTTTTTGTTTTATACACCATTGATTGTATTTTTGTGCTAACTCGGGCATACTGGGAATCGACAGTGAAGTTATAGTTGACAATAGGCCGATTCGAAATTCAGACATTTCGATTAACAACTCCATGTTACGATCAAAAATATCTAACATAAATCCATGCCGTGTGTATTCTTGTGCAGGTCCCCAGCAATCGACACTGACTTGGATATCAATTCGTTTTAGCTTATTTTGTTGTTTTAGATCTCTTAGTTTTTTCAATATAGGTTCTATAACCTTGGTTGGCAAAATAAGGTTGGTAACCAAATTAAACTCTAGGTCCGGATGCGGATGTTGTTCAAAATATTCAATCAACTTCAATACATCAGGTTGTAAGAAGGGCTCACCACCTAAAATTTGTAATCGTTGTAAGGATAGACTATGTGTTTCAAACCATGCCCAAAATTTTGGAACAAGCTCGCGATATTTGTTATCAGTGTATTCAAAGTTTAATTCAGGAAGTATTGCACCTCCAAACTTTTTATTTTCGGCTTGAATTGATGAACTATGTTTTGCATCACAATAAATGCATGATAGATTACAGGTGTTAGAAAAAAATACTTCTAACACCGCAGGATTAACTACAGTTAACGTATTGTCTTGATCAAGTTCTTTAGGGTATACATTTGGAATTTGATTTTGAAACATACGATCACTAATACCTCCGCTGTGTTCAATATCTTGACAATATTCACACCCGTTGCCGGGCCATTGAGATTGTAACATAACACTCCTATCCTGTATTTTAATAGGCGTGTTATGAAAGTCTTCAAAATTTTCTGGTATTCTAGAAACACTAGCCCTATGACACGATGCGGTAGCACCTTTATTTAAATATAATGTACTCCACGACCATTTTGACCTACAACTGGTTTGTGAGTTAATCGGGAAGTATTTTAACGGCATTAATCTTCCCAGTCTTTGTCATCAAAGTCATCAAAGTCTTCGTCTTCTTCGGCATCTTCTTCGTCTACATAATCTTTATCGTTGTCAAGATATGCGGTTAGCGCACGTTTGATATCCGAATCGCCCTTGAAGGCTGTACGGATATCTTCTACGTCAGAATCATTGTCCATTAAGATCTGTACTACAGTTTCTGCAGCCTCTGCACGATCTACTGTGTTAACATACCGTTTAAGTTCATTCCAAATTTCGCTTGCTAAATCTACTGCCATGTTATTCCTCCGCTGTGGTGTCGTCTATTGCTGTTTTTTCTTCTTTCTGATTGGCAAAGTCTGCCATCAGCTTGTCTAAACAGCCGTTTTCATTTGCTTCCCATCGTTTACGGAACTGTTTGATTACTTCGCCATCACTGGTGGTAAACACTAAACTGTTGCCTTCTTTCTTGAGAATGTTTTTCTTTTCTGCTAGATCAACCAGACCCGAATGTGGACTCATACCAGTTGAGTAGGGAATCTTAACTTGCATGCCTTCAAAAGGTTTAGCATAGCGTGTTTTCATTACTTTACATCCAGCACGGATGCCGTTAACTTCACTTACCTTGTTGCCATCTTCGTCTTCTTTTAACTTCATTTTCTTCATGGCAACTACAATAGAACTTGCATAGATAAAACCTTGGCCGCCACTGATCTTGTCATCAGGATCAAACATGTCTTGGCTTGCGTATGTATGATTGGTAGCAACCAACCCTACATTATAACTGCCAAACATATTGACAGAATTACGAACCAGTGATGTGAGTGCTTTGGGTTTACGACCCATGTCACCTTTCATGTCACCTGCTTCGAACTGGTTAACGTCTGTGGGAGTCAACAACATGCCTAACGAGTCAATCACCCAAAGAACTTTCATACGTTCTTCTTCAGGTAATGCTTTGTAGTCAATCATAAACGTTGAGATTGCTTTGGCCACATCGTCAATCATACTCATGTTGAGTTTAAGCAACTTTGCTGGACTTGTGTCAACACCCAATGCGTGTAACCACGATTCATCAAGTGCGTTTTCTGTGTCGACCAGAATAACAAAGATGCCTTGTTCTTGTGCGTTCTTTACAATGTTGCCACTGCAGATATAACTTTTGCCTGCGCCAGATTCACCGGCAAACACAGTTACCTTACCCAACGGAATACCTTTGTTAAAGTCTCCAGAGATAAGATAGTTTAGTGCATAGTTGCCTGTGCCAATCCAGTCAGTTGGATCATTAAATCCAATACTCAAGCCTTGAATGCTTTTGGTGATGTCCTTACGGAATTTTGATATGTCAAATGGTTTTGCCATTATATTTTTTCCTTTAAAAATTCTAAAACTACGTTAGCAATTTTAGAGTGCCCATCTTCGACAGGATGTGATTCAACTAGCTTACAATCTTTAATTAGTGCTTGATATGTTGACTTGGATATAAACATCTCTCTGTTAACAGCGGATGTCAATATCTTTACCGTGTTGAATTTATCTTCAATGCGTGAGTCATCCATATTATTGTATATCACAGGATTGAATTTCAATATCTTTTTAAATTCATCCAATGTAATATCAAACAACAAATTATTTTCAAACGTATCTAAAAAATAACAGTCAGTGTTTTGAGCCTTGGCTGTTGTTTGCAAAGAAATAACCATTCTTAGCATGTCTGTGTAATTTTTATATCCGTTAAAAAACTGTTTAAAGACGTATTCTGTTTCTTTTGTATTGATACTCGATATATGTTGATAGATGCGGCCAGGCTTGTCGCCATAACCAGATCCGGTTTCTATTCGTGTCCAGGAGGTAAGAAAAACCAAAACCAAGTTGTTGCTAGAATCAAGCAAGCCATCAAATGCTTTTCTGTAAATTCTGTAGTTGCTTGACCCAGCTCTGGATTTATCAATTAATTTGTAATTTAATTTTGATGCTACAAGGGTAGGCCAACTATTGTTTCGGTGACCTAACCTTTCCTCTAGTGGCCAGCAACTTGTCCAACTATCGCCGCTAACTAAAAGATTTGACATTTATTATTTTTGTTGACGTGCCCGGATCATGGCCAAAATGTCTTCGGCTTTCTGAGTAGGTGCTGTGGTAGCAGGCGCTGTCACTGGTGATTTTGCCACAGGTGGTTCGTCATCATCAAAGTCCGACATAGGTGCAGGAGCTGCCTTTGGCACAGATACTGCTGGTGCAGATTCTGTAGCGCCTGCAGGTGCAGACACACCTGCTGGACGGAAGTAAGAACCCCAACGTTCTGTGTCATATGCTTGACCATCTACGCTTGCTTCAAACATTTCTTTCATGACTTTTACAGCCGCTTCGTCTGGCTTCTTGGGTAAAAATGTGCTGAGATCAAACAGGCCGTGTGCATCCACTGCTGCCTGTTCCACTTCAGTTAGCGCACTCTCTTTACGTGCCCACTTTGAAGTGTTGTAGTCAGCAAATCCGCCTTTTTGCGTTTTTGTGATGCGGAAGTCCAGACCACGCAGAGTGTCTGTTGGAGTTTCTTCCAGTTCTGGATCCATCAACGCACCTTTGATAATGGTAAACAGTTGTGGGCCAATGATGAATCTACGGATGGGATTCTCTGGAGTCTTGTCATCGGCAAGAGGATTTTCACGCACAAAGCCTTGGAAAATGTAACTGCGTTTTTTCCAGTACTTGCGACCCATGTCTTCCAGGCTCTTGTCTTTGAACCATGTGCGTACTTCTGTTAGGATTGGACAAGTTTCTTGCCACATTTCCATACAAGGAACTTGTACGTAAACCTGTTTTGACTCCATCTCTCCTTTGACGCCATTGAATGGCAAACGAATCATTGCTCGTTCTTGCCAAAAGAATGTGTTTTTTGTGTTGCCGTCTGGGAGGAAACGGAGTGTAGTGGATGCGCCTTCTTCCATGTTCCAGTGTGCGTAAATTGCGTTATCGCCACCAGTGGATGCTCCACCTTTGTTGTTGCCTTCTGAGGCTGCGAGACGTGCTCGGATTTCTGCTAATGATGCCATTTTAAGTTGCCTTTCTAGTGTTATAAAATGTTTTT